CCATACCACTACAGATGACGTTATCATCTTTGTAGTGCAGTTCCTTACTGCCATCTGGGTAATGTTTCCAGATTTCTAGATGTCCGTGCGGAGTTGATTTATCGAAAAGTTCCATTTTAAAAATTAATATCCCATATTATAGTGATATGGTCTGTTGTATCGTAGTCTATTTTTAACCCAGACGGGAAAGTTACTTTCTTATTCGTTAAATTAAAAATAGGGTTTTTAGTCGTATCTGCTACTTTATATAGAGCGTCACGAGAACCTGCACTATAAGTGTTAGAGGTTCGTTCTAATTGGAAACCGGTTCCCAATTTATCATAGGTTTTTTTATAATCTAAGGTGTTCAGACCGAGAGCTCCTATACCTCCCATGTAGTAATCTAAGAATCTCCAATCATCTCTATGAAGTTTTAAAATATACCTGACAGTCTTTTTACCATACGTTGCAGCCCCTCCTACATTTTCTACGTAAGAGGATACTACGAACCCAGCACTAGCATCACGTCCTGAGTTAGCAGGGCTTGCGATAGTGTTACGGTAAATATACCCATCGCTGTTAACAACCCCGCATTGGTTTAGAGTTCCGGATACTAAACCCGCGCTTGTAGACAATCCCCAAGACTGACTCGAATTTGTTTTGCCAAAAGTTCCCGAACCAAAGAAGATACCTGCTGATGGTAAATATGCTCCCATCGTTATTGCTTCTTCCAAAGTTTTTTCTCCTGTGACGGACGGAGCCATTGGATTATTTCGGGCTCTCATACCACTCACACAAGTAGTACCCGGTGCGGATATTTGACTAGGAATGGTGCTTACATAATAATCGAAAAAATTAATTCGGTTTAAAAACTGTCCTAACTCTCCTGGTTCTCCAGACGGCTGAATAGATTGTAACGTGTCGTCGTGAGGTTTAGGAAACTCTGGAAAATTAAAAGTCTCTCCAGAGACATGATAAACTCCAGGAGTGGCATCAGTATAACGATATACTTTAAAGGTTTTAAAATCCACATCTCGTAATCCCGTTCCTCCATTACCATTAATAAAGCTTACAGTAATCTTAGTTTCGGGTCCAAAGTTAGGGGCAGTGATTACCGGGGATAAAAGTTGGTTCCAAGTTTTAGCATCTGCGTAAAACTCATCAGGGTCTTGGTTACCTCGGTTATAAAGCACAAATTGTTTTGTTCTTAGCTCTGTGCCTGGAGTCCACTCTTTATTATTAATATTGTAGGTGTATCGGACGCCATTGTATTTTGCAGCAATAGACATTAAAAATACATCATTAGATGCTCCTACTGAAATGGCTTCCATGCCTACGGCAAACTCCTCTCCTCCTTTAATATTATATTCAGCTAGTGTAAAGTTTTCAGTTAACCACGTACCGAAGTTAGCGCTCTTAGTGTTTTCAATTCTCATCGTTGGCACGAATATAGGACCTTGGATATTTCCTGTGTTCCCAGACGTTGACCTAAACATTAACGAGGCTGGTTGTAACCAATCTGTCATTGCTGACGGAGATTGGGTATTGGATATAATAGCTGTGCTGTTGTTACTGTTTCTATATTTGTACACAGCGCCATCAGTATAATTACCATACTGCGTTTGTCCGTAAGGTTCAGAAGTCCAAACGTTAGGGTCTCTGACCCATCTAGCTTTTCCTTTGTTGCTTACCAACGATACATCAGTAAGACTAACATCATGAAGTGTGTATATCCCTCCCGAAGCGTCAATAATATTTACTTGGTATTCCGTATCTCTATCCAAACCATACAAACACATTTTGGAAATCGTAGAGATAGGAGTGTCAATAAAGCTTTCTGGCTGGTCTTCAATATTTTCTGAGTAATACCCTCCACCAGAAGTGGGTGTAGGTTGCCATTCCGCCGTTGTAAAATTGTAATAAAGTTCTTTCCAAATATCCACGGCTGGACCTAACGGAGGTCCGTCTAAACTTAAATCGCTTACTAAACATTCGCCCGCTTCTGCATTAGGTCCATATAAAGCAGCAGTAAATTTAAATAATCCTCTGCTACCAAACCCATCAGGAGTTACATCGCTGTACTCACTAAGAAGACCGGTACCGGCTTTAGGGAAAACAATTTTACTAGGATAAGTATAAGTTTCTTCCACACCTGTTGGAAGCTCTAAGAAATACATGCCAGAGGCAGCGTTTCTGTACGCAGGTATTTGTCCCGTTACTATTTGGTCCCAGTCTCCATTTTGCCAATTAAAGAATACCGGAGAACCTGCTGCTGTAGAGCTTAATACAAAATAAGATGGTTTGTCTAACTTATTAAATGTCTTCATGGACAAAGTATAAACACCAGGGTTAGCCCTTAAATCAGTAGATGTAATCGAGCTGGCTTCGGTGCCTGAAGATTGTAATAACAAACCCCAATTTCTTGGGCTGGCACCTGGGGCATTTTCTGACTGATTAAAAAACGGTTGCGTCGCTCTATGAGCTAACGTATTAGTAGAAAACGGGTTTAAGTTAGTGGGTGTGTTAACTGCACTATAATCGGCTGCGTCTTTCATCCATAACGACAGAGCGTTGTGATGGTTGTTTATAGCTCTAGATTTAGCTTTAACTATGTATTTAAAGTCTGGGGTCTGGGAGGTATTTTGTATAGTTCCTTTTACAGAAAGACGATAAGTTTTTGTAGGTTCTAACCCAGCAAAGTTTTGAACTATTTGCGTTTTGACTGGAACTCTAATTCCTTGAACGGAGTTTAGTATATCCGTATGTGCACTATCTCCGTAAGACAAATCATTATAATAAGTAGCACTTAAGGTTAACCCAGAGAACAAATTTCCAGGGGTTACCCGACTTCCCGTCGAACTTAAACTCCATTTAGCAATACCGCTTTTATCAAAAACGTAAGTTCTCCATCCTGCAAGTTTTCCTAAAGAAAAATCTTTTATAGAGTAATAGCAAAAACCATTCGTTCCGTCGCTTCTTCCAGTTGCGTTAATAGTAACAGTATAAGATTGTCGTGATGCGTCCGGGGGAAGTAAGACTTGTACGCCTTCTTGTTGCCATGTATCCTTGGCTTTATAAGAAACTTTGTAGGCTGACCCTTCAGCCGTAAACATATCGTTTTGTCTGTTAACGGGTTTTTGTTGGAAGTTGTATTGAAAACCATCACTGTCGCGTGTTAAGGTAATTTCTAGATTACCGCAATTCGCTGCTGTAGATTCACCGGACACCATAGTATCAAATGAGAGCATTAAAGTTGGGTTGTTGTCGTATTGCGTATTCGCTTGGTCTAAAAGTTCTGGGACTGTAGCATCATCATTTACGAAAGCGTACTTGTTCCGATACTCATCACCTAAAGTAAATCTTTGTTCTACAATAGCGGTGCCACTTGAATCGAGTTGGTTAGAAGAAACATATAGGGATACTCCTGTCGAGCCTGAAAAAATACGACCATCATCAGAAACTAGAGGGAAGACTGCACCTAGACCACTAGTATCTTCACGATTTCCTGGGTCATTTGCATACTTTACTAAAGGGTTTACTTGGTTCCATCCAACTAATTTCAACAAACCTGCTTGGGTACATGCTGTGGGGTTTGATGCTTCCGTTGAAGGAAACTCAGTAGTCATATCAAAGTCATTGTTAATAGTCTCGCTTTGATGTTCTAAGAAGTTAGGGTTTCGTAAGATTTGATGTCTTTCGTCACAAACTTCAAGACGAGCAATATTAATGTATGGGTTTTGGTATCCATCCTCCCACGGGGCAAAAGAATCATCAACAAAACCAGGAGTGGGGAAAATATATTCTACAAAGTACTCATTGTTCTTAAGAAATATTTGGTCTTTTTTATTACCTTTTAATCTAAACCTAAACTCATCTACATCGTAGTAAGTTTTTAAAACAACATTATGATTGATATTTTTATCTTTTCTATCGAAAGAAATAAATTTTTCAGAAGTAAAATCGTAGTATTCTAACGGAACACCATTACGACCACGAGCTATACGAATAGTCATTTGGCTATTGTAAGATTTACCATTGGTGTAAAGAGTATAAACCCCTCCCAATTCCATTCCTATAACTTGTTGACGAAGTGTTACTTGTTGTTGACCTGCGGCTAACTCAAATTGAGTTATGTCAATCTCTCCTTCGGAGGTGATATCAGTAAGTTTGTGTACTCCCGTAGCAAGTTCAGGGTAAAGATATTCTACTGTCCAATTGTTAAAATCTGTCAACGTCGGGTTGTGCAATAAGTTGGCATCTACTACATCATCATACTGCCATTGATTAAACCCTAGACTTGAATAACAATCCTGCATTTCAAAAACAGAATTATCGTTCAACGGACAGAGCTGATAGTTAGACGCTGAAGTTTGTAAGGCGCTGTACCAGAACCTAGAATCTCGTTGGGAATAGCCTTGTTTAGCGCTCCCTAACGACATAGCTTGTATTTGGTAACTGGAAACGGCGCTAGGACCGGGGTCCATGTATCCCGGAGTTGCACTAGGATTGGGCATATAGGTCATCACATCCGCAATCGTTTTTCTAAAGCCATCAACTACCATGTTAGAGCCTTGGTAAAGACTCTTATTTTTGTTTCCATAACTTTGAAAAATCTCTATATTACCTTTAATCATTTTCTAAAAATCCATACCCACCGTTCGTTGCGGAATGACTACCGCCCCAATATTCTAGGTATTCGCTTCGACTACCTCCTGAAAGTAGATAGGTTCCAGAAGAATCTCGTGCATCTCTAGATGATTTACTTACGTTCAAGTCATCAAAGAAATCGAATATATCCCCAAAATCTTTTTTATTATAATCCTCCGCATAAACATTATAGTGTTTATTTACAATATCCACACCTAATAATGTTATTCCGTTAAACTCACCTGTACGCAAAGGTTTTCCAATCTCTACATAATAAACCGTTTGGTCATCATGGACTGGACCGGCTGATGCAAAGTAGCCGTTCATTGGACCGTCTTTAGATAACGAGAAATATTTTAAAGGAGTTCTGTTGTTTAAAGTATTAAACTCTAACACATGTCTAACATCGTATGTAGAACTACCAGCAAAATCTAACACTTGCCATTGAGCGTCAGTCGAAGCTCCTTTTGTTACTTTCCACGATTTAGATTTCCAATCATAATACCAGTTTTTAGCAAACGTGTGCCAACCATTGCCGACGTACGGTTTAGGGTCAGTAACAATTCGCACATAAAGTTTTTCGTCAGAATTAGAAGCTGTAGCTCCTGCAATCTTAGCTATTCGTGCGTCAATTCCGAGATGGTAGTACTGGTCCTTAAACAATTTATTCCCTTGTCTACCTCCTCTAACTTTGCTAGGAGTTTCATAATCTTTAACTTTAATGTTTCGTATTTGGTACGCATTACGAACTGTCTTGCTGCGAGAGGCGGGGGAAATCATTAATTGATACACATCACCTTGTTCAAATGTAGAATCAGGGGTGAAGTTTCCGCTAAATATTCTGAACCCAGGTGATACTTCGGGTCCTCCACTTGTCATCACATTGACATAGTTAGAGGAAAGCGTGGTAGTTGTAGCGCTCCATGTGGACGCACCTTCCACCCAGTGTTTACCTTTGGTATCATTAAACACAGCATATGTAAGTCTGTTGTTAGCGAAGACACCGAGACAAGACGCTTCTAAAGTAAGTTGATAAGTATTATTCGGAACTAAAGAGCGTAAGTTATTAGGAGTTTGTTTGTCAGTGGGGTCGGATACCGTAACAAAATTAGCAGTTTGTCTGGTTCCTAGAACCCCAGACATAGCTCCTTGAATACCTGCGCCTGACGTACCTCCTCGACCTTGAAAAACAATATACGGAAGAGCACTTCCCCCGACTTCATTTACAAAATAATTTTCAAAACCAACAGGAATGGCTTGATGACCGTCACGGTTAATATCAGGAGTTCTATCTTTATCTTGTAACGCCCAACCTGCGACCGAGGAAGTTGCAGGTATCTCTCGTGCGCTGTCACGTGGTGGGTATCTTAAATCACCATTCCACGAATAATTGGCATTGCCGGGTAACGCAAAACGAGCTCTAACTGTTCTTATTGGGTTGTCCGTAATATGACGTTGTAAGAAAGTAACACCGCTCGGAGCAGTCAAGTCTATGTTATAAGACGGGTTGTTTCTGTTGTTCCATACCGCAATACTGTTAACATTTCCTGCTACAAACTCAATACCAGACAACATAGTACGGTTTGAAAGTAGGTTTTCTCCAGGGTTTTCAAAAACATCAAGATAGTTAGAGTATGTTCCAAAAGCTCCTGGTGTAAGAATCCCTTCTGATAAATCCACACGTCCTCCAGACGCATTAAGATAAATATTATTTTGAGTTACTGCTTTAGTTGCAACAACTGCACTCCAATCAGAGTGTGTAGACGAAATAACTCCTCCCAGGGTTCTTGGAAAGGCTTGTGAACCTAACGAGTTTTGAAGGTTACCTTTGATAGAAAAATTATGATTAAATAATAATGGACCAAATACATGCGCTATAATATTAAACCCTCCAGCGTACCTATCTCCATCGACTTGCGTCTCTTGGTCAACCCAACATTGAAGCTGTCGTCTAAACTCAGAATTATACTTGTGATAAAGTTTTTGTATACCTGTACCAAATTTAAAATTCTCAAACCCTTGGTCAGTGAAACGATACCACCTAGCATCTTTCTTTCCACGACGGATAAAGATATCTGTCATAGCTCGTAAAATTTGAGAACCAAAAACGTCACGAAGTTGAGTAAAGCTTGAGGCGTTAGTCTCAAACCCAGGAATATTTCGTTGAGGGAAGAAAGAAGAAGCTTCAAACTCAAAGAACGGAGTGCCTGATGAATTGTAATAAGAATATACTGAAGACAAACTTCCGCTTGTATCTACAAATTGTTGTGAGGAGAAGTTAAAACCTTTAGGAACAAATCCAGGAATGTTTAACCCTCGGTTTTTATAAATAGTCCGTAAGTCTGGACCACTCATACCAAACCAATCTGTAGCGATAGGCTGGTTTAGACCTTGTCTGTTCTGTGCCCATCCGGTAAATTTATATTTTAAATCTCTCCTCCTTCCTGCGGTACGTCTTGCAGTTAATTGTTTAAAGCCTGAAGTAGAGTTATCAGCGGCAACAGAACCTCCTCCACTCCAAAAATAACCTTGAGGTCCAGTGCCTGCATTGTTGTGAAGTGTAGCAGATGGTAACCAGCGACCATTC